CTGTACGACTCTTGTCGCCAGGCTGAATGAAAGTTTGCGATTCATGAAAAAGAAAACCCGTTAGGGTTGACATGCGGGGAGAACCCGCATGTACAAAAAACTTTTGCACGACAAACTCTCACCGCTCAGGTGACTTTAAAAACTAAGAAAACTTAGAAAGGGCGCGACCGCAACGCTTAGACCCTTTTTTGGGTTGGGTAACATAGGATACCTACACTGGTGTAGGCTCTCCTGCTAGGTAATCCAAAGTTGGACAACATAGAAAAAACAAACACGTAAAATCTGGTGCTGCACACATTTCTGTCTGAAATGTTAGCCCAGTAACGTCGGTTCCCCCCGACGAATTTTTCAACAAGAAATTCACTCCAGTGTTCTGAGTGAGGGTGCCGTCAGTGGCAACCCCAGTCATATAATTGAGTGGATCTGCAAGCGAAAAGTTAAACGCTTTGTAATCGGGAATCTGAAACGTCAGACTCCCATTGGTGGTAGTTGTTGTAATGGCCATACCACCAAGACCATCCGCTAGATACGTGCTTCGATTGACATAATTAGCTCTCGTAGCGATAGTGCCGCCATTTGCAACTCCTGAAAAGTTGCCAATATAGCGCTCACCATCGTTTTGAAAAGCCACTGTCGCTCGCACTGCACGAACGTCACCCATATTACCCTGAGCATAATTATCAGCTCCAGGCGTAATTGTGACGTTTGCACCTCCACGGTAACCTAAAAACATTCCGGTTACATATGGCATGGGGTGCATTGTATTGAAAGCAAAGGGCTGCGTGCCTGCGGCAGCAACCACTTTGTTCGCAGATAGCGGCCATGTTGCACTGGTAATGAAACCAGGTGTGTAAGGCATGATCTTAATCATCTTCCTGAAGTGGACCGAAGTCGCTGCAGAAAAAGTATTAGCCCATGCAGTATCTAGCACAGAAGACCTGTGCAACACGGTTCGGAGTGAATTGATACACTCCCCAAAATTTAACCCATATCGTTCTGGGTTTGGAACACTCTTCGTGCCCACAACTAACCTTGTGGGTGCGATGTCCACCTTATCTTCTGCTTGGAGAGCGAAGAAAGATGGAATCCGATGCGTACTCTCGCCACCAATATGTGACGCAGGGTTAGCAAACTCAAAATCATCCGCCCCGCGAACGAAGAAGAGTAATGAAACGGATCCCGCTGCTGGCGCGGTCAACGTGTTGAGGACACGAATTGTTAGTCCACCATTGTCAGTGCCCAGTCGTGGTGCCATAGCACCAGCTGTCACCCAATTTCGACTCAAAGTCTGATCATAATCCAACCACGCTTGTGCTTGATGATACGGAATCTCCAATTCCAAATCATCACACTCACCGATATCCAGAATAGTCGTATAGACCGTATTCTCTGGAGGTACCGACGCCGAGATATTAGTTCTCGGATCGTATTGGATCTTCAGACGACCCTTATGAAACTTGGTAGCCACGATCTTGATGCGAAGGATAAGACCTCCGCGCCAGGCACGAAACATTTCACCAATGTATGATAAAGGGACATGATACACACGTTTCCCCACTTCTGCGGGCACGGTGTTGAAAATCGAAATTTCAGACGATAGTTGCGGATTCACTCGCATAGTCAATAATGCTGTATTAATTGCATCACTTGTAGACCATTGAGCTGATCCGAAGAAAGATTCCTTCTTTTTGAGATAAGGCAGCGATAATTCGTCCACTGAATCTACACCATGAGGTGCTGGATCAATGGATAATTCCTGCTTAGGATCTAACGTCAACTTCTGTATGGGTGTGCCAATGTGTGCCGAAGCTAACATGGGCGCAGCCAACGGCTGAAATCCACAGACGTTCTCTATTACTGGCACATTCGTATACCCAAACAACCGAGCTATGGAGGCGACCGCAGTCGCCCCAATTGCTGATGCACGGGCAAACGGACCAATATAAGGAACGCTGGAAAGAAGAGAAGCTACCATCGCAACTGCCGTAGCGGGCTTTGATATCTTACCTTCCTGGTACTCATCCGCTTGCAATGACAAACCCGATGTAGAGCCCATGAGCTCCACGTCTGTCATCCAAGCATACACTTGCACCGTTACACTCGTAGAACCACCAGTTACCGCCACCGTCAGTGGCGCATAAATGTAATAGTTCAACGTCCCAAAATTTTGGACGTCAGTTGCGAGCGTAATGTCGAGCCAATTTTTATGGTAGAAAAATGGCAAAACCATTTCTCCTCCAGCACTCACTGCGGGCTGGATGAAGAAACCTGGTTGCTGGGAATATGGAATCCCCAGCGGAATATTCGAAAAGGTATTTGTTCGAATTTTGTCAGAAATTGTTCCTAACAAGGGTGAATAGCACAAGCGCATCGCCCCTGCTTGGAATGGTGTGCCGTTCACAAGTACTTTGACATGCAAACGACCACGCAAAAATGCGAAATTGTCCAGCTTCTTCTTAAGCTGTACTATTCAAAAAATCGTACCACGGCTGATGCGTGGCAAATACGCCAATTGGATCTGCCGTTGTCCAGTTCAGTGTTTCCACCAAAGTGGGACGGCTCAAAAAATTGCCAAGTTGCAAATCGTCGGTATTATCGACTTTTGCAACATGGTTGAGTGCAGGCGCTGCACTCACAGCTAGTCCAGAGGAATTGTCAACAAACGACACATTCTCTGAAACCTCAGCTGATGCCACACTTTCTGCCCCATCAATGGGCGTGGGCTCGGAGGCATCTGCTTGCAGATGCCATTCAGGTTGATTATTAGTCTCCGGAAAAGGTCCAACCGCGACCTTAAACAGAGCTGCACTACTTCTGGTGAGTGCACCAACGACCTTTGTAAAAATTGATTCGTTGTTCTGTGACTAGTTTTCACTTGTGGTTAGGCAGCCAAACCTTTCCACGTCGCTTTCGCGACCATATTCACGGGCGATTTCCCGCGATGCACGGTGGTATCTCACCACCAGGGTATCCCAATTGGGAAGGCAGTCAGCCAAATTGCAATAGCAAAATGGCTCACGGGCGATCATTTCCTGAAAGAAGCTGTAATGCTTCTCGAAAATTTCTCGTCCGTAGAAAAAATACTCGTTATTAGCTGCCGTAATAACGGCGACCATCTGCGAAAACGCATCGATCGATCCCGAAGGTGTCCAAACCGTCAAGGACTTGTGAATTGAGGCCTCCTCCAGAGGACACAACCACGCTCCTACATCTTCATCAAAACGCCAACCTCTCTTGAGGAACGACGCATCAGCAAAGTCAGTGTAGGCCTGACTCTTTGAAACCTTATCAGGCATGGTGTACGTAACACCAATAGTTGCAAGCACTCCTTGCACGCTTGTGTGATTATACCAGGGAATGAGCTCCGAAGCGCTCTGCTGGTTATCATCACCATACGTGATCAATGCTACAAACTCCTTAAAGGTCTTGCATTCATTTGCTGGACTCAACTTCCAATAGCAGTACCGCATGTACAGCGCATTGACGATTGAGTTGATGACCACGGTCAACGGATGCCCAGATGGGTTGGACCCCAAAAAGGCAAGCAAATCTCCGTTGAACGAGCAAAAAGAGAAGGCAGTATCTTCACCGATGCACAAAATCTCCCGGACTTCCTCCGGACTGGCTCCTGCCAGTTGATAGATCTTTGCAATAGCGCTAAAAGCGCCCAAGATGAAATCTGTTGCCATCTTCTTGTCATAGAATTTGAAGTCACCGCCAATAGTTCGACTCTCCCCGAACTTGGTAACAAACTCCTTGACATATTCCCACTCTACTGATTGACA